AAAAATAATTTGTTAGAAGCATCATCAGATCAAAGATTTAAAAATAATAACGCTGTTGTCAGTAATGATACTTTTGTTGCAGATTTGAGATTGAGATTGCAAGCTGGTGGTGGTGTGCTTACAGAAGGTGAAATAAATGCTTATCATAAATTACTAAAAGGATTACAAGATAAAATTAAAAAAGAAATTACAGGAGTTACAGAATTTGGATACGAACAAGATGCATTTTTTGTGAAACTTTTACTTAGAACTGCAGTTAAAAATGCTGTTTCACCATTATCAAAATGGTTCTCTGAGCCAGCAGCAACTGGAGAAACTAAAGCTCAAGAAAGATACTTTCGTAAATTAGTAGATGGAAAAATTTATGAAAAATTATCAGATGGTACTGTAAAATGCGTAGATTTAAATGATCCTGAAATACAAAAAACACTTAAAGCTAATAGCAAATGCTATAGTTTAGGAGTTGGACAAAAATCTACCAACCAAAATACTTGTGCAACTTACTTAAAAGATTGTATAAATAATGGTAATATAGCAAACTGCAAAAAATATTTAAAAGATCATAATTTTTGGCAAAACGCTGCTCAGGAAGTTCATGATATGTTACCCGATTTGGCTTATAAGACTCTTCAATCTTTTCAATTTGAAACTTATGATGAATTCAGTAAAACAGCAAATAGATCATTAAAAATGGTTCAATCTTGGCAAGAATGGTTAGAATCATGCAAGAATTCTGGAAAACTAAATTCAAATGATTTAGTTCAAATTTCTAATAACGTAAAATTACAAGAATATTTAAATAAAATAATTATGAAAGTAAATGAAAACCCAGCTATTCTCAATAAAGATTATACTGAAAAACCAACTGATATTGCAAATGCTTTTAGAGGTACTTTGTTAGCTAAAAAAGGACTAATATATGAAAGTGTACCAAAAAGTTCAGTAAGATCAAATCTAGAACGTTTAGGATTAGCTATTAATGACTCACAAAATAGAACTGTAGTTAATTTTTCTTCTAATTCATTTCCAGGTCTTAGGGTTATTTTATCTGGTGGAGCCCCCCCAGTTCAAACACTAAATAGTGAAATTATAGAAGCACAATTTATGAATCTCAAAAATAGACTCAAACAACATAATAAAGATATATCACCCAATGATGAAAAAGGAATTTTAGATCTTTTAGTAGTGCTAAAAGAAAAAGAAGCAAAATTAAACGAATTTATTATTATGACTGACAAATATGCAGATTTATTACAAGTATTTGGTCAAACTGATAAAGAAACCGTTCTTACTGTTGATCATTTAAGACAATTTACTGAAGCTCGTAATAATTATTTTAATAAAGTTTCTAAAAAACAAAATAATTTAATGTCAATTCTTAAAGCAATAGCTGAAAAAGTTAATGAAATTGATAATAAATCAACTCCTGTTACTAAAAAAACAGTGCCAATTCAATAAAATAATTATTTATTAAAATTTTAATTTTAATAAATATTTAAAGATCGAATTTCTAATCCATGTATAATGGGCTTAGGACTTTTAATTTTAGTTTCAGTAGGAAAAGAAAATATTTATTTATCAGCTCAACCTGAGATTACTTTTTTTAAAATAGCGTATAAACGACATTCAAATTTTTCAATAGAACCCACACCACAATATTTTAAAACTATTCCAGATTTTGGTCTAAAATGCACAGTTAATGTAGCAAAAAATGCTGATTTAATGGGACAAACATATCTGTATATTGAATTACCTGGTATATTATCTAATAATCAAAAAAAATTTGCATGGGTAAAAAAAATCGGTTTGGTATTAATTAATTTTATAGAAATAGAAATAGGAGGAACAATAATTGATAGACATTATGGTGATTGGATAAATATTTGGAACGAAATATTAACAGGAAATGGACATAGAGAATCATATGATAAAATAATAGGCAATGTTAAAGAATTATATGAATATTCTAATAATAAACAAACATATAAATTATACATACCTTTATCTTTTTGGTTTTGTCTAGATACAGGTTTAAGTTTACCATTAGTAGCTTTATTACACCATGATATTAAAATAAATGTGGAATTTAATGATATAGAAAAATGTTTTAATGTATCACCAAATCACTATATTCAAGTAACAAATAATTTTTGCATATTAGAACCAGGAGAATTTTTTATTCAAGAATATCAAAATGAAAAAAATATTGGTCAATTTATTTATTTTGATGAATTAGAACAAAAAATATTTTATAATAAAATAAAAGGAAAGTTTAAAGTACCTAATAATGATAATGATAATAATTTAAAAATAATCGGACAAAAAACTAATTTTGATATTTTTATTAAATCAAATACAATAGTAGTAAAAGATGATAATATTTTTATTACTAAGCCATCAATAATTAAATCTTATTTATTAATAAATTATATTTATTTGGATAATTTTGAGAGATATAATTTTTTAAATAATTCACATCAATACTTAATTCCAGTGATTCAAAACATACCTCAACAAATAATATCTTCAATTAATTCAATTTATAAAGTACCATTTATAAATCCAATTAAGCTTATAGTTTGGAGAGCTGTATTATTATCAAATATTGAAATCAATGATTTTTTTAATTATAGCTCATATCCAATTAAAAATGAGAAAGAATATTTAATATTAAATAATTCACTATTAATAAATTCAATAAAAAGAATGGAATTAGAATCTAATCAATACTATACAAATATTCAAATATATCAATCAAAAATAATGAATAAACAATTTGGATTATATTATTATTCATTTTGTTTGAACCCAATAGAAATTAACCCATCTGGAACGATGAATTTTAGTAAAATAGATGATAGTTATTTACAATTTAAAATGAATCCAATAGTAAATTATCAAAATCCAGTTCAAGTAAAATGTTATGGTATTCAATATAATATATTTAGAATTTCTAATGGATTAGGTGGTATAGGTTTTAATGTTTAATTTACCATGCTGTTGAAGCTAAACCACTCATAATTCTTAATATATTATATTCTTTAACACATATATTTAGATCATAACTTCCATATTTTTTAAATGCTTCTTCATCAGATTTAATAGTTATTTCTGTATTATCGAAATTTGAAAAATTTAAATGACCTGAATTTTGATCTTCTAATGGATATAATGAAAATGTGTATGAATATATGCCTGTTTGTGCACTATTTTTAAATTTTTTATAGGGTATAACATCACTAAAATATTTGTAATTTCTTTCGCTAATCAAAACTGTACCATCAACTTTTAATTCAATTGATTGAACTGGTGATATTTTATTAATTATTACTTTATTTTTAAATGAATAGTTTAGATATAAGTTTAGAATTTTATTTAATTTATATTCGTAAATTTTTTTTTTTTCTAAATCTGAGTTATTATTTAAATTTAAAGTAGAGTATTTACTCCATATTTCCGTTAAATAAACATATTGGTAATAAAATAAATATTTCAATAATTCATAATTATAAATAGACCATTTATTAAATTGATCAATTAATCTTTTAATATCATAATTAGGATACACTTTCATTTTTTCTGGATTATTTAATTCTTTTGGTGTTAATAAAAAATATTTTTCTAGTTCCTGATTAACATAATCTAAATGCTCTATTTCATTAGTTTTTACATATTGATCCTGAATGGTATAAACTTTATTATTTTTAATCCATAAATTATAAAGATTTAAAACATCAAAATAATCACTAAATTTTTTATCATAATCATAAACCTCTTCAGGATAATATGTTATATTTTTATAATTGTTTGGTTTTGATATTAAATGGATATCTTTAATTAATCCACTTAATTTTATAGATTTATTATTTGATAAAAAATTATCAATAAAAATACTTGGAAATTTAACAAATTTTTCAATCATATATTCATGACTTAATGATCCAAATAATTTTCTTTCAAGAGTATCTTTTAATATAAAATCAGTATTTAAATATAATGTTACCTCTGGAATATTTTTTATATTTTCTATTTCATTATAAATATATCTAAATTGTGCATTATTCAAATTATTACTAATAGCATTTTTAATATCATTTAATTTATAAACTAATCTAATTTGTGTATATGGTAATGCAATTATTGGTAGAGATAAACCTGGTTTGTTAGAAAACCAAAAATTTAAAGGAAGATAAAATTTCCATTTTTCTTTATTTAAACGTATTTTAGTAATATTATTTGATTTTTCTCTCATTTCTTCATTATAATATAAAAAATAATTTACTAATAATACATCCTCATTTAATTCTTCAATTAATTGATCATTAAAATATATTCTAATATATTCAAACATTTTATAAACTGGATTCCAAATAATATTTTCATAAGATGTTATTTCTTCTAGTTTGGATGAATTTTCAGATTTTTTTTTCATATTTTCATTTTGAATAAATATATCATTATTAAAAATATTAGTTAATTTGTAATCTCTTTTTGATACTAAATAGAATTTACTTGGTTTTTGTATTAAATCTGAAATATAATTATATGGTTTTAGTTTATTATTAACATATAAAAATATTTCATTTAATTTAGTTTGTTCTAAAAATTTTACTTCATTATATGAATCTTGATATTCTTCAAGTTTTTTTATTTTTTTATCAACTAAATCAGATAATCTATATGTATAATTATTTGGATTTGATAAGTCTAATAATTCATTAACTGAAAATATTAAATTAATATATCCTTCGTCATCAAAAAATCTATCAAATAATTTTCCATTAATTATAATTCCAAAATTATATAAGTAAATATTTTCATCACAAACTCCTCCTTCATAAACTGATAAACTATTATTTGATAAATCATAAGTTGTAATTTTATACATATAGTTATTAAATATGTTACCTGTTCCTGATAATCCAATTATATAAAAGTTAATATCTTTTGAATATTGATATGGGTAATCAATAGTAATTTTTGCTTTTCTACTAATTAAATTTTTATTAATTTTATTATCTTTAGAATAATGATATTGAATAAAATTAAAATCTCCATTAGGATCATAATTATATTGATTATAAAATTCGACTGTAAATAAATTTTTCGATACAATATTAACTTTTATATCATTTACATTTATATTTTTTTCAAATCCCTCTTTTCCAAAATAATAAAAATGTTTATCTGGTACCTTTTTAAATACAAAATCTTGATCAATATAAATTTTAAATTTATTTTCTTTTTCAATAAATTCGTATTTTTGTTTTTCTTGTAATGAATTAAGTTCTTTTTTTTTAATTATCCAAGTATTTTTTTTAATATAATAAATATTATTTAATTCAGTTATGTCATAATTTTTTTTTACTGAAAATCTGGTTTTTTTATTTATCACATCTAAAA